ATTAACACCTGGAACTTTAGATGGCAGCGATAATTTAGTTGCAACTGATATTTCTGGAGAAAATGCTGAAGTACAAGCAGTCTGTAATGCTATTTGGACAGACGCAGTTAAATTAGCTTGGAAAAATTGGTTGATAGCAGCTAAGGAATAAAAATTATGGCATATATAGGAAGAGAACCACAGATAGGAAACTACCAAGTTTGCGACGCGATAAGTGTTGTCAATGCACAAGCTGCATATACAATGCAAGTAAATTCTGTAAACGTACTTCCAGAATCTGTGAATCATATGATTGTATCACTAAATGGTGTTATACAGAATCCAGGATCATCCTATACAATATCAGGTGCTACGATTACGTTTTCAAGCAACTTGGCGACAGGTGACTCTATTGACTTCATTTATTTATTAGGTAATGTTTTAGACCTGGGTACTCCTAGCGATGATACAGTTACAGGAGCTAAAATAGTAGACAATGCTATTAATAGCGAACATTACACAGATGCAAGTATAGATTTAGCACACATGTCAGCTAATAGTATTGATAGTAATCAGTACGTAGACGGTTCAATAGACACAGCCCACATAGCTGACCTAAATGTAACAACAGGTAAAATAGCAGCAGATGCTATTACAGCAGCTAAGATTGCTGACAATGCAATTAGTGAAGAACACCTAGATGTAACAGCTGTAACAGGTCACACAGCAGAAACTTCTATTGCAGATGGGGATCTGGTTTTAATTCATGATGCTTCAGCTTCAGCGTTACGAAAAATGACTAAAGCAAATTTTGTATCTGGTCTTGGTGGAATTACAGCTGCTCATCAATGGAGATTAACCACTGATTTTACAGGAGATGCAAACCCAATAGCTTCTAATCTAGAACAAGTAGATAGTGATGGATATGGTGGAATAGGATCTGTTATGACTCAATCTTCTGGTATATTTACTTTTCCATCAACTGGTATATGGTTAATTAGTTTTCATGCTTTATTTCTGTCTGGTGGTAGTGGAGAAGAATATAACTTTACAGAATTATTAACTACAGCAGATAATAGTGATTTTAATTCTGGTATTAATTCTTGTTCTCATACAGGAGGATCAGATCAATATTCATCTACATTTTCTCAATTTATGTTAGATGTTTCTAACACAACAAATGTTAAAGTTAAATTTAAAGTAAATGTTCAAAACTCTAGTGTAACAACACTTGGTAACACAGGTGTAACACAAACTGGATTTACGTTTTTAAGATTAGGAGACACATAAGATGGATAATAACGGTAAAGCAAATCATATAGAAGACTATTTAGCAAAATTACATAGTGGACAATGGTTTGGCTGGTCAGATTCTAAAAATAAAGTTTATGCTAATTTAGTTATATTAGATAACACTAAAGATAAACCTAGTGAAGCTGATTGTACAAATGGTTTAAAAACTTTACAAGATAATTTTGATACTGCAAAAACAGATTTAACAAATAAAAAAGCATCTGGCAAAGTTAAACTAAAAGACTTAGGTCTTGATGATGATGAAATAAAAGCACTAACGGGAGCATAATATGGCAATAATAAAAGTAAAAACAGGTGGTATAACAGCTGATGCAATAACAGATGCTTTGATAGCAGATGATGTTGTAGGGACTGAACACTTAACAGCAAATGAAGTAGACACTACTGCTCTTAAAGCAGATGCTGTAACGGGTGCAGAACTTGCTGATAATGCTGTTAATAGCGAACACTATACTGATGGGTCAATAGACACGGCACACATTACTGATGTAAATGTCACTCAAGGTAAAATTGCTGATCAAGCTATTAATGAAGCTAAGCTGCAAATTAGTAATGGGCCAACAAATGGGTATTTTTTATCTGCACAATCAGGTAACACAGGTGGTCTTACATGGGCAGAAGCTGGAGGTGGTAGTTGGGTAAAAATATCAACTGTTACAGCTAGTAGTAGTTCTTCAGTTGATTTTGATAATGTAGCTAATACTTATAGTATGTATGCAGTTGTAGGTACTGGAATAACACCAGCAACTGCCAATATTCTTTTTCAAATGAATTTTGGAACAGATGGCTCAACTTATGCCGCAAATAAAACATCTATTTATTACACAGCATATAATAACACAGGCGATAGTGATGGAGCATTAGAAAAAGTTCAAGGATATAGTTTAGGTAATGCAACTGCAAATCAAACTTTAGCTGCTGGTGTTAATGCTAATACTACTCATGCAAAAGGTATTACTATGTTTGCTTTATTTGGTGGATTAAATCAAGGTGGTTATGTTTCTTATAATGTTACAACTAATCAATTTGGACACAATAATTATACTCAACAAACTGTAGCAGCTGGTCAAGTTATGGCAGATTCAGATTGCATAAGATTTATATTTTCATCTGGCAATATAGCAGCTGGAAAATTTACTTTATATGGGATAGATCAATAATGACATACACACATAAAATTAAAAATGGAATAAGAGTTGATTTAACAGCAGATGAAATTACTGTTTTAGAAAATAAAGATACTCAATGGAATAATGGTGCTTTGGATAGAGCATTAACTGAATTAAGACGAATAAGAAATAATCTTTTAAAAGAAACTGATTGGTATGCTAACTCTGATTTAACTATGTCATCTGATATGACTACTTACAGACAAGCATTAAGAGATTTAACAAATGGTTTAGATACAATTGCAAAAGTAGAAACTAAATTAGAAATAGAAGATGGAAAATATAAAAACTTCCCAACAAAACCAGGAGCATAACCATGCTTCAAAAAGTTCAATTTGCACCAGGCTTTAACAAACAGGTCACAGCGACCGGTGGCGAAGGCCAATGGGTTGAAGGTGACAATGTTAGATTTAGATACGGTTATCCAGAAAAAATAGGTGGTTGGGCACAATTAGGTTCTACAAGTTTAACTGGTAGAAACACTGCAATACACCACTTTGTAAATACAGCAGGAATTAAATTTGCAGCATTAGGTACTAACAGAATATTATATGTTTATTCTGGTGGTATTTTTTATGACGTTCACCCAATTAAAGCTACAACAACTTTAACATCTGCTTTTTCTACAACTAACGGATCAGCAGTTGTAACAATAACTTTTTCATCAGCACACAATATAAATAAAAGTGATGTAATATTATTAGATAGTTTTACATCTATAACAAATTCTAATTTTGGATCTAGTGATTTTACAGACACAAAATTTATGGTAACAGACATACCAACTGATACTACTTTAACAGTTACTATGCCTTCTAATGAATCGGGTTCGGGTGCAAGCACTTCTGGCGGTGTACGTGTACAACATTATTATCCAGTTGGACCAGCGGTTGAGGTTGCAACAACCGGTTGGGGTCTTGGATCATGGGGTGGTGTACAACAAGGACAGTTTACATCAACATTGTCATCAGGAATAAATGCATCAGTCACATCATTAACTATGGCAAGTTCTTCTTCATTCCCATCATCGGGTACAGTACAAATTGGAACAGAGTTAATTACATATACCGGCAATAGTGGTGGTACATTATCTGGATTAACAAGAGGAGCGTCTGGTACAACAGCCGCAATACATTCATCAGGAGCCGTTGTTACAGATGCATCAAACTTTTTTGCATGGAACGCTGCAGCATCAGGTGACATCGTAACAGACCCTGGTCTATGGTCACTAGATAATTTAGGTAATAGTTTAGTTGCAACTATATTTAATGGTGAAAGTTTTACATGGGATTCAAACGCTACTAACGCTACAAACACAAGAGCAGCAATTGCAAGTGGTGCACCAACAGCATCACGTGATATGTTAGTGTCTACTCCTGACAGACACTTAGTATTTTTTGGTACAGAAACAACTATAGGAACTAAGTCTACACAAGACGAAATGTTTATAAGATTTTCTTCTCAAGAAGATATTACAGACTACACACCTACAGCAACGAACAGTGCTGGTACACAAAGACTGGCCGATGGATCACGGATTGTTGGCGCACTAAGAGGTAGAAATGCAATTTACGTTTGGACAGATACAGCGTTATTCATTATGAGATTTGTTGGAGCACCTTTTACATTTGCTTTTGAACAAGTTGGTACTAACTGTGGACTGATCGGTAAAAATGCATGTGTCGAAGTTGATGGTACAGCTTATTGGATGTCAGAAAACGGTTTCTTTAGATATGGTGGACAACTAGAATCATTACCGTGTTTAGTTGAAGATCATGTTTTTGATGACATAAATACAATTCCTAAACAACACATTAATGCAGGTCTTAATAATTTGTTTGGTGAGATTAGTTGGTTTTATCCTAACTCAGGGTCTAATGTAGTTAACAGAATTGTAACTTATAACTATATAGAATCATCACCACAAAGACCTATATGGACTACAGGAACACTAGATAGAACCGCATGGTCTGACTCTGCTGTATTTGGTAAACCACACGCATCACAATATGATGCTAATACTAATGTAGCAAGTACAAGTTCAACATATGTACAAGGTAATACAGATGGATCGTCAATATATTATGAACATGAAAAAGGATTAGATCAAATAAAAGAAGGTGCAACTTCTGCTATTACTGCTAATATACAATCTGGAGATTTTGATATAGGAATAACACAAGATGGTGGAGCGTCACTAAAAGGTGATGGAGAATTTATGATGAAAATTAGAAGAGTATTACCAGACTTTTTATCACAAACAGGAGACGCAAGAATAACACTAAACCTAAAAGATTTTCCTAATGATACTGCAGCTAGTTCTTCACTTGGTCCTTTTACAGTTAACAATAGCACAAAAAAAATTGACACACGTGCTAGAGCTAGATCTATATCGTTAAAAGTAGACAACACAAGTACAAGTCAATTTTGGAAACTAGGTACATTTAAAATAGATATACAACCGGATGGTAGAAGATAATGGCTATAGATTATAGTAAAATGAGTGTTTATGGGGATACCTATGAAGACACCGAAAATATAAATCAAGAAAATTCTAATGAAACAGGTATAGCTGAAATTTTACTTCCCACAATATCAAACAACAGTGGAGATGGTGGTGGTGTTGGTGGTATACCTATGTCAACTCAAAGTTTGATTGGAGATTTTAGGAAGGCTACTAAAGATAGAACTAATAGTTTAACTAATCCAAACAAAATACAAAGTATGTTTAATTCAGGAATGGAAATGTTTGGTATGACACCTCAAAGAGATATTGCTGAAATGATGAGATCCGGTCAAGTAGATGTTAGAAATACTTCTGGTATACCTTTAGGAATTGGAGCTGGAATAGCAAGAATATTACCAGATAAATATTATAATATGTCTTTAGATGATCAAGTGTTTACCCAAGCTATGATGGGTTATGATGGTCCAACAGTATTTGGTGAAAACAGCATGGGTAATAAAGATCCGTATGGTTTAAATGTTAGATCAGGTTTGGGTAATTATGCAGAAGCAGTTCAAGAAAGCTTTGATCGATTAACAAAAACTTTAACTAAAAATAGAGAAGGTGTAACATTTAATAAAGAAACAGGAGAGTATGAAGGTGTAAATGCTGATGCAGTTAATAAACAAACTGATTTAATAAGAAAAAAATACAAAGATAGAGAAATGCAACTTAATATTAAAGACGATATTAGTTTAATTAATTCAACAATTAAAAATTTTTCTAATATGGATGATGAAGACTTTAAAAGATTTATAAAATCAAAAGAATATCAAAAATTAGTTACTTATGGTGTTGTATCTAAAAAAGATACTCCTTCTGTAACTCTTCGTAAATTAAAAAAAATAAAAAAAGACAGAGAAGAAAAAGAAAAAGAAGAACGATTAACATTGCTTCAAAAATTACAAGCAAAAAAAGCAAAAGCTCCAAAAGATACAACTAGATATGCAGATAAAGATGATAAAAATAGTGTAAGTTCTTCCGGTTTAACTTATGATCAAGGTGGAGGAAAAACTGGGTCTTATGATGAAGCAGGTCTTGCTAAAGGTGGTAGAGTTGGTTACGGTACAGGAGGCATTGTTAGTTTATAATGGCTAGAATTACACAAGTACTTACACACCCGGATAAAGAATACAAACAATCTGTAGCAGAGTCTTTAAACAGAGATTTGTCTGCTGTAATACAAAAATTAAACTCAACATATCAACAGGATTTAAAGGATGAGATAGAGTCTTTTAATTTTTTTATAAACTAATGGCTAATTCATTTGTAAACAAAAAAGTAGATTTAACTAGCACGTCAGCTACTACATTATATACAGTGCCATCAGCTTCAACAGCAGTAATTAAATCTATATTGGTATCAGAAGATTCAGGAAACGCTGATACAATAACTATAACAATTACAGACACAGCTAGTGCTGTATTTAGTTTGTTTAAAACTAAAGCTATTGGTGCTAATGCGACCACGGAACTATTGTCAGGACCATTGGTAGTAGAAGAGAGTGAAGTTGTAAAAGTAACAGCTGCAACAGCTAATAGATTACATGTAGTATTATCTGCCTTAGAAATTAAACCAAGAGAAGTTACATCATAGGTTGATTTATATGACAAAAACTAGTATTATTATTAACCCAGGTATAATTCCTGCCTCTAACAAATCAATATAAAAAATTATGATAGATCAAGAAGGAATTACATCGTTAGAATTAGAAAAAGGTGCACCAAATATTACCTATTCAGGTAACGAAGGTCCTAGCTCACCACAACAAGAAATTATAAAAGCAGGTATACCTGAAGATATGACAATGGATCAAGCCTTTGAGGTATTTATGCAATCAGAAGGTCGTCCACCAAAAGACATACCAGAGTTATTAGAATTTTTTAAAAGCAGAACTTTATCAGAGGGTCCAATATTTCCAAGTCCTGAAGATCCAGTAAATCCTTTTGGACCAAAACCTATGGAAGATTCAAGACAGATGGCTGCCTTTGGTGGTATCATGGGCCTTGATCAAAGAAGACAATATGGTTTAGGTAGTAGTTTTAAAAAAGCATTTAACAAAATTACAAAACCTTTTGTTAAAGTTTCACAAAAATTAATGCCAAAAGAATTAGCAGGTATTTCACAAATGGCTGCACCGTTTCTTGGTCCTATATATGGACCATTATTAATGGCAGCAGGTCAAGCAAAACAAAAAGGTAGAATTAGTCCAACAGCTTTAGCAATGTCAATGTTGCCTTACACAAAATTTGCAGGTGGTGAAGGCATAGGTCAATTTAAACCTACGGGTTATGGTAGTATGGGTGAAGGTCAAAGTTTAAGAAATATATTTTTAAGAGGAGAGT